GGGCTTACAAGGCGACGTAGCCAAGGATGCGGCTAGACAACTGGCAACCGAGTTGTACCCCAATCTCAAGATTTTATTCGAGAAGCGTAAAGATGATGGTAGGGCTGAGGCAATCCTCATCGCAAACTACCAAAGCACCCATGGTCCGACTGAACAAGCGAAAGGTGGTAAGTCGTGAGTAAATCTATGTTTAGAGCAAATCTCCCATCAAAGATATCGCTCTTCTTCTTGTGTATAACATCCTTGTTGACTGGTTGTGCGTCAGCCAGCAAGCATGTGGCACTCAATGACACCTCGAAGGTGGTGAGTGATGCTTCTAACCAAGTAGCCCGTAGTAGCACAGCCATAAAAAATGAATGTAAATCTATCATTGATGTGGCACCCGAACCAGTCCAAAAGATTATGTTGGAAACCACTCGACTTGATGAAGCAAGCCTGCGGTTAGAAACCGCCAAGGTTGAGATTGATGCCAGCACCAAGGACATCGTGGAAAAAGATAAACTTATTGCCAAGCAGACTGATACGATAAAAAACCTTGAGAATGAACGCTACGGTCTCATTAGTCGTTGGCTTGCGGCACTGGCAATCCTTAGTTTGGTCTTTAGTGTGGCCAGCATCTTTGTTCTTGCGAGCCCTCGACTTGCTGTTGCTGGTGGTGTTTTGTTCAGCGTGAGCGTTGCGGCTCAATGGTTGCTTGCGTATGCGGTAGTGATAGGCATCGCAACACTCGTGGCTCTAGCGGGTGGAGTGGTGTACATCGTTGTCAAGGAACGTCGAGCCACCACCGATGTAGTCAAGACGGTCGAAGCCATCAAAACAAATAGTTTCAATTTCAAGGATATTGCCAACACCATTCAATCTGTGGGCACCCGCAGGATTGTAGACCGAATAAAGGATAAACTAAAATCTTGAATAAGTATATTATACTATAATCACTTTTTCAGGAAAGGACCTACATTGTCACCTACGTATGGTAAATCAAACTTCATTCAACGCCTGATAGATGGTTGGCCCGTGCTTGTGGCCGTACTCGGTTTTTGTGCCACCATCTGGTTTCAGGTCAACATGCTCGAATATCGCATGAACAACACCGAGCGTGATGTGGCCGCTTTGCGTGAAGACTTCAAGAAAAACCTAGAGACGATGACCAATGCCATCAAGGAACTTCAACTTGACGTTCGGACATTGGTGACAATCGCCAAGGAAAAACACAACGAAAGTGTTTGGGAGAAATAACATGGCAACTCGCAGAAGCAGCAAAGACCCCAACAAAGCCAACTGGCCCATCAGTAGCATTACTGGAAGGCCATACAATCCCGAAGTCCACGATGAGAACCATGTATTCAAGAAAGGCAACAAGAGTAGTGTTGGACATTACATTGTTCGTAGATACGCCGAGATACGCAATCTCATCGCCAAGGAAGTGAGCGACGAGGATATTGTCAAGATTGTTCGCCGTGCCGTGGATGATGCCACCAATGGTGATGCCGAAGCCCGCAAATGGTTGTTCGAGCGAATGATTGGCAAACCCAAGAATGAAGAAGATGCTCCGACCGAACGTGGCGATGGATGGAACATCGTCATCAATGTGATGGACCCCAATGCCATCAAGCCATTGGAAATCATTCAGACCGAAGCCACCAATAAAACTGATATCGCCGAATAAAAAAGATAGTACTCGGTCATGCGCCACTAAAATGTATACGCTTACCCCCAAGCAAATGCAGGTTTATCAAGACACCAGTCGTGAGTTGCTGGTGTTTGGTGGCATTCGTTCGGGCAAGACGAATGTGTTGTTGCTGAAACTTCTCAGTGCCGCCAGCAAACCCAACAGCCGTGTTGGATTGTTTCGCAAGACGCTGGTAAGCCTCAAACTCACAACGCTCAAGAGCCTCATCGAAGGCGATGGTCAAACGCCTCCAATATTGCCGTTTGGAAGTTACACCCACAACATGAGCGAGAAGACCATCACTCTCAAAGGTGGTGGTACGATTGTCTACAGCAGTCTCGAAGAACCCGAGCGTATTCGTGGTATGACGCTCAATGCCTGCTTCGTGGATGAGGCCACCGACCTTGACGAGAAGGATTACATTTCGCTTATGGGTCGTGTGAGTGCCAAAATGGATGGAGTGCCGCTTCAAATCGTAAGCAGTTGCAACAGCAAGAGCCCTCAGCACTGGATTGCCAAGCGATGGGCCATCAGCGGCAATAAGCAACATGAGGAACGTCTCGTCAACAAGAACCTCAAGGCATATTGCCTCAACCCAAGCGACAATCCATTTTTGGCGCATGAATATCTTGAGATGCTTGAGGGATGGCGTGGAACACTCGCATACGAACGTGATGTTCTTGGCAAATGGGTGACACCAGATGGGCTAGTATTTTCAGAATTTGATGAAACTCTTCATACTGGAAATGGTTATAGTCAGTATGTTAGGTATTATATTGGAGTAGATGTTGGGTTTGTAGATGCTTTTTGTGCCCTTTTGGCTGGTATCGACCAAGATGGTCGTTTACATATCATGCGTGAGGTATATGGTAGTCGTATGAATGAGCAATCCCAAACTACTGCCATCAAAGAACTTGTGAATAGTGTCGGTGGAAATATTGAGAGTATAAGTATCGACTATGCTGGTATGGGAGCAAGTTTGATTGATAATTTGAACAACTATGGATTGCCAGCAAGACGAGCCATAAAAGATAGATTTTCTGGTTTGAGTAAAATGAGAAATCGGTTGGCATCGAAAACAATGACAATCAATCCAAAGTGTTCCAATCTTCTTAGAGAAATACAGACTTATGAGTATAAGGAAGGAACCGAACAACCCAAAGATGGCAACGACCATGCGATTGATGCTTTGAGATATTTGGTGAGTGGTATTGATGGAAATAATGTTGGTGACATTGTGGTAAGCGAAGAGCGAATAAAGGAAAGTTTACAGAAAATGACGAATAGTTATTCTGACGATGAATGGGACCATCCAAGTTTTCGAAGAATGTAAACTAATATAAATATTATCACATGAGCGGAAAAATCTATCTAATCTGTCTAAATGGCGAACCAAAGTATGTTGGTTACACTATGCGTTCGCTCGAAGTTCGATGGAAACAACATTGTAAAGAAGCCAGAAATAATCCAGAAAGTAATATTGTTTTACATCGTGCTATTAGAAAATATGGCAAAGATGCCTTTAGCGTTGAACTAATAGTTGAGCATCCAAGCAAAGAATATACTTTGAATGTATTAGAACCATTATGGATTGATAACTTTGGTACTTATATTCAGGATGGTGGTTATAATGTAACTTTAGGTGGAGATGGTTCTTATGGCTTCAAACATAATGAAGATGCTAAGAAAAAAATGAGCGAATATCATCGCAATAAAACACTCTCTCCTGAACATAAAAAGAATATTGGTCTTTCTGTTAGTGGTTCTAAGAATGGAAATTTTGGTCGCAAGCATTCAGAAGCCACCAAAGAAAAATGCCGTCAAGCCGCACTCGCTCAAGCGGAGTGTAGGCGTAAAATCAAGGAAACCCTATGAGCGAAGAACTCCAAGCCAAATACGCCAGCATTCAGTTTGTTGGTACAGACCCCATGGACCGCATGCAATCGTATGGTGCCCTCAAGTCACCCGACGAAATGCTCAACCGCATCTATGGATATGCGGCTATTTGCGCAGACAAGCAGGCTAGTTTCATCAGTAGCCAGCCATTGCGTCTGTATCGTCGCATCAGCAACACGGCCAGTCAGGCCACAAAGACACGCCGCTTGAACGCCAAGCGTATTGCTCATCTACAGAGCGTTGCTGGCGTTGGTGCCAAGACGGCCATATGGGCTGAGCAGGCAGGCGAAGTCGAAGAGGTCATTGATGCTCCGGTTCTCAAGTTGCTTCACAAACCCAGTGCCGACATGCTGGGTAGTGATTTTGCTTATGCCTTGGCTTGGGGTCGAGCAACTACCGGTAACTCGTATCAGTACATCGAACGCAATGGTCGTGGTGAAGTCACAGCCCTGTATGTGATGTTCCCACAATATGTCAAGCCAATCATTGAAAATGGACAACACAAGGGATATTCGTATGGCGATAGAAACGCCGAGACGTTCTCCAAGGAAGAAATCATTCATCAAAAGTATCGTCCTAGCCGTTTCTCGGCGGTGTATGGCGAATGCCCGTTGCATAGTTGCCTTATGGCGGTCGATATCCTGAACGCTCAAAACATGCGTGAGTTGTGCTTTCAGGAAAACAATGCTCGACCCGATTTTGCCATCAAGGTTCCCAGTGAGGCCAGCCCTCAGCAGATGGTGGACACCGAGAACAAGTTCAACAGCAAGATGCGTGGCCACAAGCAGTCGGGCAAGTTCATCGTTGTTAAGGACAGCGAGATTACTCCGTTGGGTTTTGCTCCCAAGGACCTTGAGGGCATGAACCTGCGTCGTGAAATGAAGCAGGAAATCTTTGCCGCTTACGGCATCAGCGAAGCAGAGTTCTCTACCAATGATGCCAATCTCGCCAGTAGCATTACGGGCAATCTTCAGTTTTATCGCAACATCAAGCCATTGCTCATCAAGAATGCCGAGGAACTCACCAACAGCCTCATTCCATTGTTCTATCCCGATGCTGAAGAGGGTGAATATTTCTTTGCTTATGATGAAATCATTCCCGAAGTCGCCAAGCCGCAACTCACCGCCGCCGAACGGGTGAGCCTTGGCATCGTGAGCATCAATGAAATGCGTGCCGAAATTGGTCTCAGCCCCATTGAAGGCGGAGATGCCCTGCGTGTGAATGGTCAGACACTCAGCAATCTTGATGCTTCAAGCATGGCAAGCACCATGAGTGGCCTCGTGCTTCCTCCAGTACCAGCCCCAGCCACGCTAGGTCTTGGCGTTGGTATTCAAATGGACCCAATGACCGAGGAGCCATCATGTCTCGATGCCAACTGCGGATGTGGAGGCACCAAGGGTCTTGAGACCGTTTACAGCCCCAATGACCGCATGGTCGAAGAGGCTCTGCGTGGTATGCTTTGGAGCATGGAGTACAATCGTGGTGGCGATGAAGCAAGCCGCAAGATTGCCAGCACCATCATTCAGCGTGGACGCATCGACATTGATGTGGTTCGTCAGATGGCCGTGTATTTCGCCAACATGAAACTTCAGGTGGTCAATCAGGGATGGGATGGTGGCGAAGGATATCCCAATGCCGACCGCATCACCTATGCGATGTATGGTGGCGATGCTGGCAAGGCATGGACCGACATGGTGATGGGTGGCATCCAGCCGGTCGGAGATGGTCGTGGATTGAATACATTGACTGGACCCGACGAAGGTGCCCTTGCCGCACCCTCAAGCGAACACAAGGTTCTTCCGCCAGTCAGTTACAACTTTGAAATGGCGGCTGGTGACCGAGTGGCTGAACGCAATGATATTTGGCGCAAAAAGATTTATTGCGACCACAAGACCGACACCAAAATGGCTCGCAAGGAAGTCAATGCTCTCACAAGCGTGGTGAACGATTTGTATCTCAAGGCCAGCACAA